GAAAAGTAAACCCAACTATCAGTCCCCACAAGGGCACCATTCAAAATAAGCCCGGTCGCCATAGAGGTGGTCCAGTTAAAACTGGCTACAGCGACTGGCTTGGAAAGATACTCAGCAACCTGTGAAATAGAATTCGGCAGATGCGATTCTACAAGATGCGGAGACAGAGCGGGCAAATCGGCCCGTTGGACAGCAGAAACAGGGTGGGAAACATTCAAAGCAGTGGTGTCTTCTTTTTGGGTGTCCTGAAGAGTGGACATATGTGGTTGGTTTGTAGTAGCAAGCACTAATAGCTTCAGTGAAAAGCTCTGCTCAAAGCAAATCACCTATGGTCCTAACGAGGTTTTTCGGGGCTGCCTGGGGACACCTCATCCTAAATAGGGGACCCATGTACACAATGGGGACCATACATGTGCACATGCTCACTCAAGCTGGTGTGACCTCACAAAGTGAGGTCACCGCTGCACCAGCGTAAGGCTCTTTCTTCCCGAGTGAGCGAGAAGTTGACCCCCTTACGCGGGAGACCCAGTGCAGCACTATTGTACGCATCGCGAATACGATGGTACCAAACATCCCAAGTCTCATCTTCATGAATAGATAGTTCATCAAGAAAGCGGTCCAACTTGGTTTCCCAAATTAGAAGCCCATCCGAACCATCCTTGGGGCGTTTCATCCACTGGATATTCTGGATGATTGTGTTCAGATCCAACATCGCGACAGGACGGCCAAGGCCACGATGCATCCGAACTTTCCGTTTTAGGAATGCAATCTCAAACAGATTACGGTCCCTGTCAACGAAATCGGAATTCTTATCCTCGTCGGTGTAGACTAACCCCATCAACATGTATCCATCAGCAAGTGATGCATCTGTGATCCTATCTAGGTTGTAACCATGATAGACACCACGTTTCACTTTTATGGTCACATCGTCACCGAAATCGATAACCCAGACAAGGTCATGGGATACGACGTAAGTGATGAACGTTGATACGTCAGCCTTAGATGCACCATCGCCCAGCACAGCTATAGCGCAGGCGACGAAAGTCGCCAACGTGTTAGTAGCGCTATTACAGGGTGTAGTCATCAACCATCCCGAAGGATTAGAATTAGTCCACTGAACGACGCGGTCATCATATTGCACACAGGGCCGAGTTGCGCCAATAAACAGATTCCGTGCCTGGCGCATTTCTTCTGGAGAATACAACCCGGTCACACCAAATAAGGTGTTGAAAATGTCAAACAAGTGGTCCATAAGAAATGGGGACAATCGCTTGTCATAACCTGAATGATCTCCAGCCATAACACGGTAGTCTGGATGACCTGCACCCAAACGATCTGCGTACGCTTTAAGGTCCATTTCATCGGCCATGTTGATGCCCATGGCTGTGAAATTACGTAAGCGGTTCCTGGGTTCCAACCACCAATCAATGAAGGGGCCAAAGACCATGCGCGTAGCTATCAAATGGCTAACTGGGGCAGCCATAATAAGGCGCGTCTTAAGGTCCCTGACTCGATCATTGGGGCGAAGCTCGTCTTTCGGAAAGACGGCACAGATGGCTACTGGAGCACTATGTTTAGCACAATCCAGTATATTATCCACCTGGACCCTAATGGCATTGGCATCAGGTGTGTCGAACACAAAATCACCGT